GGGGCCGTCCGGCCCAACCCGTAGAAAGAACCGCCGATGAAATACATCCGTGAGATCTTCGTCTTGTCCTGGACCCTCGCCGGGTCGGCTTACATCTTGATAACGCTGCCGCCCGGATCGCAGGTCTTCAAGATGGCCGCCGCCGTGACGGCGATCGCGTTCGGTATGCACTTCATAGCGCTCGCCCTAGATCGAGAAGACGACGGCGAGTAGCCTGTCGACCATGTTCCGATCAGCAAACTTCTGGATCGACGCCCTGGAGCGCAGCCTCTCGACCGGCGCGGCGACTGTCGTCGCTCTCGTGTCGGCGAATGGTGTCGACGTCATGGACGCTAATTTCGTAGAGATGCTCGCCGCCGGTGGCATGGCCGCCGTCGTGAGCTTTCTGAAGGTGGTGGCGGCTACCGCCGGACCGATCGGCAACGCCGACGGCGCACTTGTGCGGGTGCCGAAGGTCGGCACCGACGACGACCTGCTCGACTGATGTCGCTCGACTCGAACCTCCGGGGCGTTCACCCCGTCCTCGCGCATCGGGTCCGGCTCCTGCTGGCGTTGCCGGAGCTGAGCCGGTACGGCACCTACCCGGCCGTCCGGGACCGGGCGAAGCAGGAGCGGCTGTATGCCGCCTACAAGGCAGGCAAAGGCAATCTCGCCGCCAACCCGAACCGGACCCTGCGGACCGGTGCCGGGTTCCCGTATGACTGGACCCCGAAGGGTTCGTGGCACATGGTCCAGGGCGACGGGTACGGCCACGCCGTCGACTTGAAGCGGCCGTGGAACCGGAGCCGCGCGCAGGCCCGAGCCGAGGTGCATCCCCACCTCGCTCGGATGGGCCTCGTGGCTAACGTCCGTTCAGAGTGGTGGCACACCGTCGCCTTGACCTCGCAGGGCTGGGTCGATGGTCCGATGCCCGACGGCACCGGTGACCTCCCGAAGCCCGAACCCGAGAACGTCCTCGCCGAGGTCGCGAAGTTCGTCGAGGCGTGCCGCAAGACGATCGTGAAGCGCGGGCAGCGTGGAGCGGTCGTGAAGTTCATGCAGACGCAGCTCACGAACAAGGGCTACCCGCTGACGAACGACGGCGCGTTCGGACCCGCCAGCCTCAAGGCCGTCCGGCTGTTCCAGTCGGCCAACGGTCTCACCGCCGACGGCATCGTTGGCCCGGCGACGTGGGCGGCGCTGCTCGCCTAACCGATGGAACTCTGGGTGGCGGTCGTCTCGGGAGTGTTCATGCTGGCAGGCATCAGCCTGACGGCGGTGTTCCAGTTCCGGCAGTTCCGACACGAGAACGAAGCGCAGCACGGCAAGTCGCTCGCGCTGCTATCGCGTGTCGATGAACGGTCGGCGATTACCCTGGACCGGGTCGAGCATGTATCCGAACGGCTCGACGATCACCTGGAGGCACACCGTGTCGAAGGCCAACGAGTTCAAGCAGACCCTCAATCCGACTAGGCGGCTCAACTGGCGGATGGTCACGCGACAGTTGGAGCAGACCGACCCGGACCTGCTCGCTGCGATTCACGAAACTTTCCGAGACGACACGGCGAACACCGCCATGATCGCCCGCAGCCTCGAAGCGGTCGGGATCGACATGGGCTACTCGTCGGTCATCCGATGGCGAGACCATGTCCGCCGCTGAGGAGTTTACGCGACTGAGCGCCCATCGGAATGGACCGGACCGTCCCCCGCCCGGATGGACACCGGGTCACCTCGTCAACCACGAGACCGGCGTCGCCGAGTTCACCGGTCTCGCCACGACCGAAGCGATCGACCCCGACGAGGCGACCATCCTCGCCGAGATGCGGCTCGACTCCGGCGAGTGGGCGATCAAGCCCGGCAGCCTCCAGGTCCGCAAGTGGCAGCAGAAGGCCGGGTCGGGCGAGTGGTGCTGGTACTACCGCATCACCGCTGTGCGCCGTTCTAAGGCGTTCGGTGATCTCGATGACCTCATCGCCGGGCTAAGACGCCGGAAGCGCTCTACGAAGCTCTCAGAGGCTCCAGGCGGTCAGGTGTGGGCGACGTCAGACTGGCAGGTCGGCAAGGCCGGGACGATCGAGCACGTCCTCGACACGCTCGGGGAACTGCCGGGCCGGTTCGAGGAGTCATGGCGGCGGGCCGGGAAGCCCGGCGAGATCCTCGTCGCGTTCGGTGGTGACCTGGTCGAGTCATGCTCACCGAATCACTACGGCGCGCAGCAGCTCTACTCGGTCGAGATGACCGACCGGGAACAGCGGGCCGTAGTGCGGGAGGCGGCGATGTCGATCATCGACAAGGCGTCCACGCTCGTCGAGACCGTGACCGTCGCGGCGGTGCCGGGCAACCACGGCGAGAACCGGCAAGGCAAACGTGACTCGATCGTTTCCGACAATGTCGATATCGCCGTCGTAGACGACTGCCGCTTCGCTGCCAGCCACAGCGAGGCATACAACCACGTTTCATGGGCCGTACCCGGTGACGACCTGACCGTCTGCGTCGAGATCGCCGACGTCCGGGTCGGGCTGTTCCACGGCCACCAAGTCGGCGGCCAGGGCAAGGCGCAAGCGTGGCACGACAAGCAGGCAGGGAACCACCGACCGATCGGAGCGGCTGACCTTCTGATCTCCGGCCACTTCCACTCCTACCGCTGCGAGTGGCTGGGTCCTCGCACCTGGGTTCAATGCCCCAGCGAGGACGCCGGGTCGCCGCAGTACGCCGAGACGGCCGGGCCGGGTGCGCGCCGGTCGGGGTCGGTCACGATCGACGTCGACGCCGGGACCGTCGGCGACATCCGCATCGTTTAGGCGTGGCGTCGGAGAGGCTTCGGTTCGCCGAGTCGCTCGGGGCGGTTCGCCGAGTCACGCCACTCCAGCCGACACGTCTGCGAGCAGAAGTACCAGCCGACCGCCAGGTCGCCGCACCACTTGCACTCGTACCCTTCGACGTCGTCGGCCACGCTCCGACACTACTGCCCTCGGCGGTCGTGGTGATGCGCCCACGCCACGAGAGCGACGAGGTACGCAGAGAGACCGCCGAGGGCGACGAGCGCGTGCCAGTAGGTCACGCGGCCTTCGTGTCGAGGAGCCGTTGGATCGCGCGTCGGACGGCGGCCGAGCGGGTGATGCCTTCGGTCTCGGCGTACTTGCCGAGCGACTTGATGAGGTCGGTGTCCATCTGAGCGGAGATGAAGTCTTTCGAGGTGGTCATGGGTTGGTCCTTCGTTAGGTGGTCGTCCATGCGAGAGCAAGACGGCCGGATGGGTTCGGGAGTTGGATCTGGTCGCCGTGCCGGACGGCCGGGACGATCCGGTGGTGTTCTTCTCGGAGGGTGCGGACCCACCGGCGAGCAGTCTCGGTCCGGGTGGTGAGGTCGAGGTCGACCATCGCCTGAGCGATCTGGTCGTCGGTTGCGGGTCCGTGTTCGGTGAGCCAATCGAGGACGGCTCGGTGGTGGTCGGTTAGGTCGTGGGTGAGTGTAGCGGCGGCTCGCTTCGAGGTGGCCGGGTCGGTGGTGCGAGCGTGCCGGGTCGACTCGGTGAAGTCGATCGGGGTCGGGACGTTCGACGAGCACCATCCGACGTGATCGCCGGGTTGGTCCCGGCCACACTCGAAGCAGAAGCCGATGGTCATACGTCGATGATCTCGACGGGGACGACGCGGACGAGGTCACCGTTGCCGGTGATGTAGAGACCGTCGATCGAGGTCGGGGTGAGAGTGCAGGCTGCCTTCGCCTGAGCCTTCGCCTTCGTCTCGCGTCGCCGCTTCGACTTCGCAGTTTTCACGTCGTCGGGTTGGAACTGGTGGTCGTGGACTGGGTGGAGGTCCGAGTCGAACGGCCGGTCGGTCCGGTAGGCGTAGGTGATGACTGGGCAGTCGCCGGTCGGGCGGAACGCGTAGACGCCGAGCGGGTTGGGTTCGGTCGATCGCATCCGGGCGGCGTGCAGTTTCCCGGCGGCCGACTGGACCGTGCCGAGTGGCCGGTCGAGTTCGGCGGCGAGTTGCTTGCCGGTGAAGTGTTCACCGGGTCGGCTCATCAGGAACACGGCGACGGCGTCGGTCGATGTCATCGAGTCGAGTGCCTGTTGGTCGTGGCGGGTGGGTGTCATGTTGATCTCCTTCGGATCGGGTTGTTGGACCGAGCGGTCCGGGAACCCGACCGGCGAGGGGGAAGCCGGTCGGGAACCCGCATCGCTCAGGCGATAAGACCGGCGAGGTCGTTCGTGGCGATGGCGGGCTGGAGGTTGGCGCGCTCGGCGAAGTCGATCGCTTCGGTCAGGTTCGAGCAGAAGGCGACCTCCATGTAGTCCTCGTCGGTTTCGTTGTCGACGACCCAGAACTCGATCGCTCCGGCGACACCGCTGAAGACTTCGGCGGTGAACCGAGCCTTGCGGTCGGTGTGGAGGTGAAGGTGGTGGATGGCTTCGCTGTAGCTCATGGCGGACTCCTTGTGGTGGTGGGTTGAGGCCATGACGTATTTCTACTCCAAGTTGTCAGAACCTGTCAAGTCGGCAGGGGGGAGAATCTGCCGGAAAATGTTTTTTGAGAAATGTGGTCGATTGACTTGCGGAAAGTTGTCAACTTGTGCCTATAATCAGGACATGAAGTTCACCGCCACCAAGGAGCACACCATGGCAACCACCACCACCCCCGTCACCTTCATGGGCTTTGACATCATCGTCTCGGCTACTCGTCGGGTCTACCTCACTAACGAGGGTGACTCCGTCGTCATCCAGGGACCGTTCGCTTCGGTTCAGGCCGCCAAGGATTCCATCGAAGATGAATGGCTTGCGTCGCAGGGCGATACGGCGGCTACCTGCCCCATCTGCGACGCTTTCGGATGCGGCGGTGACGGCGGCGGTTGCTACAAGTACGAGGGACGTGGCGATATCGCTGATCCTCGTGATCGTGATTACGTCGACGCCTTCTGATCCCAACCAACTAACCAACCAACCACCACGAAAGCAGAATCATGGCTCAATCCCACTACACCCGAGAAGAACTTGATCGCTACGAGGATTGCGACCGCTGCGGCGAGCGCTTCTGGGGTCGCGATCGAGATCGCCTGGCGGACGTCACCCGAGGCCGAGGCGTGCTGCGCGTCTGCTGCGGCAAGGTCTGATCGGTGCGGGTC